GGAGTACAATCGGAGTATTTACACATACCTCTTTTCAAAAAGGTATCACACAAAATTGATAAGTTGTGGATGGAGTTTAATCGTAATGGATACATTCAAACTCCAATGGGTAGAAAGTTATCTAAAACTAATCTAAGGGATATGAATGCTAACAAACTATTCAATTATCTTCTACAAGCAACGGAAACTGAGTTGAATATGATGATACTTTCAAAAGTGGTGGATTTTTTAGAAGATAAACAATCTAAAATGGTGTTATATACATATGATTCATATTTATTAGATATACACCCTGATGAACTTAGTGTATTAAATGATTTAAAGATACTTATAGATGGGAATGGATTCCCTACTAAGATAGAAATTGGTGATAGATATTCAGAAATGAAATCGGTAAATATAGAAAACATACAGGAATAAAAGATGAGTAATTTTCTTGATGATATAACAAGGTTATGGTGGATTGAAGTAGGTGTTGAACTGAAAAATCCTACATCCGAAGCATCTATCAAAGGTCTAAAGAAAGTTTTAAGAGAAGATTTAGAGCTTGATAACGATGTTATTACATATATAATTGAAAGTATTGCAAATAGACCTTCTAATTTTTCTTTAAAGGTTGGGAAATCTTCAGGTATTGATGTTGGTAGTAAACAAACAGCAGTATCTGCACAATTACATCCTAATTGGGAAGAAGAAGAGGGTGATATATACCAAACAGTTGATTTAGCTGAAGAAGAAGATGAGAAAGATACGAAAAAGAACGGAGAGAAATCTAAGGATGACTCTGGCGATGATAAACGACCCGAAACTGGAGATGATAAGGAAGCTGCAGAAAAGGATATTCAAAAACAATCACTTACGGCATTAGAAAAAGAGAAGTTGAAGAAAGAGGCGATTGATGATAAATTGCTGAAAACAAAACTAAAGAATCCAACGACTGGTAATATGAACCAAGTCGATACCTTATTAGGTAAGAAGAAAAAAGACCCTGCTGCATATAAAGTAGGTAGAGATTTTTTAGGTGATAAAGGTGTATCTGATGATGAGATTGAAAAACAATCAGATTCAGATAATAAAAAAGAACCACAGGCGAATGGGTATGTAGGTGATAAAGATAAAAGTTTAAAGCAAGGTGACCCTTCAAAAACTGAAGAATATCAGAGAGAATTACCGCCAGATGATAAAGAGTTTGCAGATAGAAATAAAAAGTTTGCAAATCCAATTCCACCAGAACCATATAAATTACCTGAAGATATAGTTAAGAACCCTAAGTTTCCAAAAAAGTATTTAACGGCGTTGGAACGAATGGCAAATACACAACCTAAAGGTAATGCTACTAAGTGGCAGCATTTTAGTGATATTCCCGGTGGGGCTGGGCAGGTTAGTGCTCAAGCTGGTGAACTTATGACAATGATGGGTGCATCAATGAGTGATAAAGAATTTGAATCATTTTCAAATAGTTTATTGGAACATGAAAAGGCATTGATTGAAAAGAATCCTTCTATGAAAAAAGAAGGTAATAGAATTGTAACTAAAAGTTGGATTGAAGCAACTAAACAAAGTAGAAAAGCAATCAGAGATAGAATCGCCGACCAATATGGTGAAGGTACTGAAATAATAGCTACTGCATGGGATACTAAATCGGATGTAGAAGCTATGGGATTATCAGATTATGAAAAAAACAAAGGATTTTCAACTGATATGTATATGAAAGTTAGGAAGCCGGATGGTACTGAAGTTATGGATGAAGTTTCATTGAAAAAATCTACCAAAGTAAACTTTTTAAATTCAGGTGCTGGTTCTTTTGAAAAATGGGATGCTAATTTACCTGATGAAATAAATCAGAATGTATATAGAGATAAAGCTAGAGCTAGAAATATTGATTTTGTAAAAAACAACAAAAAAGAAGTTGAAGATTTTATAAAATCAGATAAAGGTGAGCCAATCAGAAAATTGATGGAATCTAAAGGTGTTACTTTAGAAGAAGCTCTAGAAGGTAATTCAAGAAATAAACAAAATGTATTATATTCATCTATTAAAGAGATGGCTAAAAATGGTAACAAAGATGCGCAAGCAATCAAAGATATAGATGATAATAATCATAATGAGTTTTGTAAAAAATCAGTAGAAGCAATTGTAGATAATCCAAAAATGAAAGCTGGTATGTTAGAGGATATCAGAAATGAGTTCCCACTAAAAGCAGTATCAGATGGTGAAGAAACAATGGCTATCGGGCCAAATTCATTGGATAAGAAAACAATGGAAAAAATATTTGGAACGAGCGATTACGAAAAATTAAAAGAAAACTTAGTTGCAGAGCCTCCAAGACAACTAATTGGTAAAGATGGCAAACCTGTATTTGATGTAAACGGTGAACCTAAAATGTCTAACCCATTCATTGGTTATAAGATTGAAGCATCTGGTGAAGTATTTGCAGTCGCAGATATTAAAGTTAGAGAAGATGGTAGAGGGTATGGTGGACAGTTCAAATTTGAAATGACACTAAATCAAAAATCATTTGCAAAAAGACTTGAACAAGCACAAAAAGATGTTTATGGTGAAAAATAAATACGGAGAGAATGAGTGAGAACGCAACTACTATGTACCTTCACAACAGAAGAATTGTTTGAAGGTTTATTAAAAAATATATTTGATTCCCATGAATTGTTCAGTAGGAAGATATTCATACTTAAATTAGACCCATCCAAAGAGTTGGTGATAAGTTATAACATTATACCAAATAGAGAGACACGATTTTTACCATCAACCATTATGGTTCATAGAAAAAAAGAATCAAATACGATGTACACTATCAACGCACTGAATAAGTTAATAGAGAGCTTAAATGGTGGTACATTAGATAAATCATATCAGATTGAATGGGGTGATTATCGTAATTCTATGATTCTAACTGATGGTGATGGGTATAAGATTATGAAAACAAATTTGTTCAGAATAATTGATGTTAATTAAATTATTTTGATATTTATACTTGGAAGTTTGGAAAAACTTTCGTATATTTGTAACCATATCAACACATGGGAGTAAATGCGTGTTGAGAATAAAAAGTGAAATATAATTTGGATAATTGAAAAATTATTCGTATATTTGAATCAATATAAGTTTAACAATTAAAAAATGGAGTAAATTATGGCAATCGATTTGAATGCAATCCGAAACAGACTAGACAGTCTACAAACAAAGGTAACAAAAACAGACAACCTTTGGAAGCCGAAACCCGGCAAACAACAAGTAAGGATAGTTCCTTACGTTCACAACCCATCAAACCCTTTCATTGAACTGTTTTTCCACTACAACTTTGGTGGTAAGAACATTCTTTCACCACAAACACATGGTGAGGCTGACCCATTAGTGGAGTTCGCTGAGCAGTTAAAAGCAACTGGTGATAGAAATGATTGGAATCTATCAAAACAATTAACACCAAAGATGCGTACTTACGTTCCTGTATTGGTTCGTGGTGAAGAATCAGAGGGAGTTAAGTTTTGGGGATTTGGAAAAACTGTGTACCAAGAACTACTTGCTTTCTTCGCAGACCCAGACTATGGGGATTTAACTGACCCAACAAATGGTAGAGATATCACTGTTGAGTTCAAAACAGCAAAAGAGTTAGGTAAGAACTATCCTGAAACTTACATCAGAGTAAAACCTAACCAAACACCAATTACTGAAGATAGTAATGTATTATCTCAGTTGAAAGACCAGATTGAACTACCTAATATGTTCAAAAAGTACACTTATGATGATATGAAATCATTGTTGGAAACTTGGATGGAAACTGGACAGGTAGGTGATTCTGAGGAAGAGGAAACTCAACCAACACAATCACAATCAACTGAATCACCTTTCAAAGATGATGAACCTGCAGCAGTATCTAATACAACTACTGCTAACGTAAAAGACGCATTTGACGATTTATTTAACAACTAAAATTAAGGTATAATGGCTAAAACAAATAGAGATGAATTATCTTCACTTCTAGCCGATAACCTTAATAAGAAGTTCAAAGGACAATCAAAAGTCGCATATTTCTTAGATGGCTCCGAACAGACACCCACCGACCTTACTGAGTGGGTGTCCACCGGAGATGATATGTTAGATTTAGCGATTTCAAACCGACCGCATGGTGGGTTTCCTGTTGGAAGAATTGTTGAAGTTACAGGTCTTGAAGCGAGTGGAAAATCACTCCTATCAGCACATACATTAGCAAACACTCAAAAGAAGGGTGGATTAGCTGTGTATATTGATACGGAGAACGCAATCAATCAGGAGTTCTTAGAAGCATTGGGGGTAGATACTCAAAAGTTACTTTATGTACCTTTAGAATCAGTAGAAGATATCTTTGATGCTATGGATTCAATTATCGAATCTATTAGAAAATCTGATAAGGATAGATTGGTAACTATCGTAGTTGATTCAGTAGCAGCTGCAACCACAAAGGTTGAATTGGCAGCAGATTACGACCAAGCGGGCTACGCTACTCAAAAAGCAATCATTATCTCAAAAGCAATGAGAAAGATTACTAATATGATTGGTAGAGAACGTATTTTGGTGGTATTTACAAATCAACTTAGAGTTAGAATGGGTGTATCGTTTGGTGACCCCTACACTACATCAGGTGGGAAAGCATTAGGTTTCCATGCATCGTGTAGATTGAGAATGAAACAAATGGGTAAACTCAATTCTAAAGTTGGGGGTGTTGACCAGACTGTTGGTATTAAGACTAGAGTTCAGGTCATTAAGAACCGAATGGGACCACCACTTAGAGCAGTTGATTTTGAAATTTACTTTGATAGAGGTATCGATAGATATGGTTCGTGGTTAAACACTATGAAAACATATAAGTTGGTAACTGTAAGTGGTGCATGGTACACATGGACTGATGAAGAAACTGGTGAAGTTATTAAGTTTCAAGCAAAAGGGTTTGCCGATATATTGGAAGAACGACCT